AGGTAGAAACGCCAGAGGCCGATCCGGTCGAAGGCGAGGAAGCTGAAGACACTCAACCGGACCCAGACGCCGCTGATACCCGCGTCCCGCTTGGGAAGCTGGTCGAGGAGCGCAAGGCCCGGCAAGAGCTGGAGCGCAGACTGGCCGAGCTAGAGGCCCGTCAGACGCCGCAACAGCCCGCCGCTCGTGAGTCCATTCCCGACGCATACGAAGACCCGGAAGGTTTCGCCCGGTATCAAGATCAGAAGTTCGCTCAGACCGAGTGGAATCTCAGAGCCTCGATTTCCGAGCGGTTCGCCAGGCAGCAGCATGGCGACGAGGTGGTCAACGAGGCGACTGAATGGGCACTGGAGCGCGCTAAAGGCGATCCGGGGTTCGCTCAGAAAGCCATGGCGCACCCCGATCCCGTAGGGTTCACGTTGCAGGAATATCAGCAGTCGAAGACCCTAGAGACGTTGGCCGGGCGGCCATTTGAAGACGCCGCCAAGGAATATGCGATTTCGCAGGGCTGGATTGTTTCAGAACCGGGCGCGCAAGCGCCTTCTCCGAAACCTTCTCAACCCAAGCCCCTGAAGTCTCTGGCCAGTGCGCCGGGCGGTGGGGCACCGAAACCGACTGTCGATGCCTTCGAAAGCGTCTTCTCGGATAGAGGCCTGGGGTTGAGGAAATGATCCTAGGGAAGCTCTATGGCCGAGGTCATCCTCAATGCGAATCTGGCGGAACGCCGCTGGCTCGTTAACGACTACTACCGCCCCTACATCCGCGCGTCGGGTTTCGACCGCTACATGGGGACGGGTTCCGACGCGATCATCCGCGTCTTCAACGAATCCAAGACCGACGGCGGCAAGGACATCGTTGTCCCGCTGATGGGTGTCATCAAGAACGAGGGCGTCTCCGGCTCCCAGGTTCTGAAGGGCAACGAAGTCGATCTTGAGCAGTTCGTTGACGTGGTTCGCACCCAATGGCGGCGCAACGCCGTCAAGGTGCCCAAGTCCACCAGCTACCGCTCCAATCTGGACATCCTGCGCGCTGCCAGCCCCGCCCTGCGGGATTGGGCCGCCCGCATCGTCCTGAAGAAGGGCCTGATCAACAACCTCAACGGCGTCATCATTCCCGGTGCTGTCGATGCGGAAGGGTTCGCTGCGGCGGACACGATCACGACCTATGCAGCGGCCACCGCTGCCCAGCGCAACACCTATCTGACGAACAACCGTGACCGCATCCTGTTCGGGGCTCTGGATTCTAACGCCTCGTCCAACGTGTTCGCGACCGCGTTGGCGACCCTCGACAACACCGACGACAAGATGTCCACTGCCATCCTCGACACCGCGCGTGCCAAGGCTGCGGAGACTGCGGACATCGACGCTGTCGGCCCCGCCATCAACCCGTATATGACGGAAGACGGCGAGGAGTGGTATGTGGTGTTCGTCCAGCGTCGTCAGATGCGGGACCTGCGCCGCGACCCGACGATGTTCCAGGCCAACCGCGACGCCATGGAACGCGGCAAGGACAACCCGCTGTTCCGCAACGGCGACCTGCTGTGGAACGGTATGATCATCAAAGAAATCGCGGACCTGCCCGTCATCGCGGGTGTCGGTGCTGGCGGCATCGACGTGGCGCAAGCTACGCTGGTCGGTCAGTCGGCCCTTGCTGTCGCCTGGGGCCAGATGCCCCGCCTGATCAGCGACCGCGAGGAAGACTATGAGTTCCGCCCGGCGACTGCCATTGAAGAACTGATTGGTATCAAGAAAACGTCGTTCCTTGGAAAAGGTTACGGTTCCCTTCCGATCTTCACGGCGGCGGTCGCAAACGCCTGATAACCACTGAGGCATTCCCCCCGGTCGGCAATCCCGCTGACCGGGGAAACGCTTAGGAGACCAAGACTATGGCCGTTTTCAACTCTGAACAAATCGCTCGCGGCGCACCCATCGGGGGCGTTGGCGAAGGCGGTGGTGCCCGCAAGACTGCACGCGGTCGTGTGACCCTGCCCATCGGCGCGACGACCACGGACACTATTCCGCTGTTCTTCCTGCCGCCCAACTGTTCCGTCTCGTCCATCATCGTCAAGTCGGATGCTCTGGGCGGTGCGACGACTCTGAACATCGGTGACCTGGGCGTCGGCACCGCCATCGTGGCCGACAACGACCGCTATCTGGCGGCCAACAACATCACCACCGCTGGCGGCGTCGTCACCACAATGGCGACCACGGGCGTCTTCTTCCGCAACACGACCCAGCAGCGCCTTCTGGTGCAGGCTGTCCTTGCGGCGGGTACGGTGGCGACCGCTGGCGTGCTTGAGGTCGAAATCGTCTACATCACCGAGGAGCCGCAGCCGTGAGCGCCGTAACCTATCACGGGGAATACCCCGCCGATCAGGTCAATGAGGACGGCAAGCGTTACATCGTCCAGCACGGTGAGACGTTCGTGGAGGGCAAGTCGGTCAACGTGACCGACAAGGCCCTGCTGGCGAAGTTTGCGGGCAACCGCTTCTTCAAGACCAGCGAATCGGACAAGGACGCCGTTGAGCAAGGCAAGGACGAAGCCGAAAAAGCCGAAGCCGACGCCCTGCGTGCCGAGCTGGTGGAAGCGGGTTACACCCCGCACCACCGCTTGGGCCTCAACGCGCTGCGCGATCTGAAGGCGCAGCATGAGGCGAACAAGGCCAAGGCGTCCGAGGAGTAGCGCGTGTTCACGGTTCGCGATGTCGTCAACAAGGCGTTCAGGAAACTAGGAGTCACCCGCTCGGGCGGTGTGGCGTCTGGCAACGACGCTGCTGATGGCCTTGCGAGCTTGGTCGCGCTCTACAACGGATGGGTGACTCAGGGGGCGTTCGGCCGTGTGCGGAACGTCCCCATCACCACGGAGGCCAGCGTAGTCGCCGGGCCGAACCAGCACATCAATGTGCTGACAGAAGACGCAGTGACGGTCGAATTGCCGTCCACCATGCAATACATTCCCCGCTGGGATTACGATCCGTTGGGCGATTACGGGTTCGGCGCTCCGTTCGGCTACCCATGGACCGAAAGCGCTTTCGTCAACGTCCCGCCCGACAAGACGGTGGTGCGCATTACAGACCAGTTCGGCCCGTCGCGCGCGGTCTACATTTACGATGGCTATGTGCAGCTCTGGATGCGCATTGACGAGCTGGCTCTAGGAGACGAGGCCCCCCTGTCGCAGCGAGATGCTGACGGGCTGGCGGCTATCCTGGCGGTGCGGCTGTCTGACGAGTTCGGGGCCGAGTTGCTGACCCCCGGCACGGTGCGCGCGGCAAACAGATACCAACTTGCTCTAGTGACGGGGCATGGAAACGAGGACGTGCGCCTTGTGCGCTATGGAGACTACTACTGATGGCTGTTCCGAACAGATACAACGGCGGTGGCTACCTGCAAGGCGTCGTCATTGATGCCGTGATAGATGGGTCTGGTGCGCCTGCCCCTGCGTCTACCGGCATCCCGGTCAAGGGCGTCAGTTACACCTTCCTCGGCTACCAGCAGATCACGGCGGCGACGCTGGCGGCTTCCACGGCCCTGACTGTACCTGCGGGCGCGACGACGGCTATCGTGCAGAACAACACCAATCAGGTCGTTCGCTTCCGCACAGACGGCGCGACGACCGCCCCCACCGCGACGCTGGGGATGCGGATTGCCGTCGCGGGCACGGCGACCCGCGACATTGGAAATTCTTCCCTGCTGACTTCTCGCTTTATCGTGGAGGCCGCAGCGACCGGGACACTCGACATCGAGTATTTCTCGTAATGCCGAGCTTCGGTGATGACCCGTTTGCGTATTTAAGGACGCAAGTGCGCAGGGGGGCCTCGTCTCTTGAACAGGGAGGAGCGTGGCAACCGAACATGCTCCGCATCGGCGCGGCCTATGACATCGCACAGGGAACGCCTGTGGTGGCCGACCTCGCGGACAGACCGACCATCACGCTCTATGAGGCCGACGATACGTCTATGGCCGTTGAGTACGTCCTGACCTTCAACACGAACCGCGACAAGGTTTACTCGGGCGGCGGCAAGCTGGTCAGCTATTCCGGCGGCGGACTGCAAAGCGCGACGGTCGCCAGCGGAGCGAACCTGAACGCCACGCAGTATCAGAACGGCGTGTTCCACGAAATCGAAACTGGCTCGCCGAACATGCAGTTCACGATGTTCCGGCAGAACACGACCCGCTGCCGCATCCTGTTCCGCAACAGCGCCAGCGACCCGTGGAAATACGCTCACACCGGCCTGCTGACATTTGTGACCACTAGTCAGGTCGCGCGGGTGAAGGTGGCCTTTGCCGCCCCGCTGGCGGGCCGACAGGTGCGCCTGGAGCTTGCCAACGCGCCCAGCTTCGACGGCGGCACGGCTGCGATCCTGACGCGCATCCGGGTGGATACGAGCTACGTCTCGGCGGCACCGGCGGTCAGAACAAACCCGCTTAAGGTGCTGTTCCTCGGCGACAGCTTCACGGACGGGGCGAACGCGACGTTCAAGGGCGACGGCTATGCGCCCCAGTCGGGCTGGCTTCTCAACTGGGAGGTGACCGCAAGCGGCATCGGCGGAACCGGGCTGATCGCCACCAGCACCGGCACCCAGCCCAACCTGCAAAGCCGACTGGACGACGCGCTATTCCAGACCTTCGACGCCATCGTGGTGGCGATGGGCACGAACGACACTGCGTCGTCGGCGGGTGACATCACCACGGCGACCCAAGCGGTCGTAGCGGGGCTGAAGTCTCGCGTGCCGACCGCTCCGCAGTTCTGGGTCACCCCGTGGGATTTGCAGGCCCCGTCCCCACTGGCGAGCAACAAGGCCGCCGTGCGTGACGCCATCAAGGCCGGGACGGGACAGGACGGCGTCTACACGTTCGATCCGACCGGCGTCGTGTTCACTCAGTCCAGTAGCCATCCCGACACGGCGGGTCATTTGACGCTGGCGGAGTGGCTTCGCGATCAGGTCGCCGCGCTCGTCTGAGCGTTACGCCCCTTCCAATTCCGTAAAGGCCTACCGACATGCCCACCCGCCCCTTCTTCCGCATCGGCCAACCCATTCGGGTTCCTGTGTCGGCTACGTCAGCAGGTACATCTTTCCCCATGGAAGGGCTTATCCCGCCGAACGCCAAGGCCTTCCTGTTAGTCAACAACAACCCGTTCGACGTGCGCCTGGAGGGCTCGGCCACGGTCACGGGCGAGACCGGATGGCTGATCATGGCTCGCACGACCATGGGGCCATTCACGACCAAGATGCCCACCAGCCTGTCGGCCCAAGCCTATTCGTCTCCCGGAAATCCGCTCTCCGCAGGTTTCGACTATACGGGCTGCGTGCTGGAGCTGATCTACGGCGAGGGCGAGTAGATGGCCCTGTCCAAGTCTATCAGCAGCCCCAACCCGTCTGCATCGCCAGTCCTCTTGGGCACCATCACAATCAGCGAGACCGCTGTTATCGCCATCCAGGCGGGCATTCGGCGCGTGACGATAACGACCCCCGCAGGCTGGGGCGTCAAGACGGGGCAGAACCTGCTTATCTTTCCCGTTTCCGTCCCGTCCGGAGCTTACGCCACGCATGACGTGATCCCTACGGCGAACAACACAATCTCTGTCGCAGTTGGTGCGCCTCTGTTATCAGTAGGGGCGTCGTATTCCATCCAGTGCCGGTTGGTGCGGATCAACACCTAGGAGCGCGCCATGGTCGATATTGTTCTGCCCCGCGCGCAAGGCACGCCCGGAACTACGCCGGTCTTCAGCATCGGCACGGTTACGGAGGGCACGCCTGCCGTGACGCAAACCGGCACGGCGCTTAATCCGGTCCTCAACTTCACGTTCCCACCGCAGGGCGCGACGCCTCCGCTCCCGATCAGCGACATCACGGGACTGCAAACCGCCCTGGACGGCAAACAGCCACTCGACGGCGACCTGACGGCGCTGGCTGCGCTCTCTGGCACGAACGTCATTTACTACCGAGCCGGGGCGTCCACTTGGTCAGCCGTGACCATTGGCGCGAACCTGACCTTTAGTGGCGGCACCCTGTCGGCCACGGGGGGCGCAGGCTCAGGCGACGTGACGGGTCCGGCGTCCGCAACGGATGAAAGCGTGGCGCTTTTTGACGGCACGACCGGCAAGATCATCAAGGTCGGCCCCTCGATTGCGGCGCTGGCCTTGCTCGCGTCGCCCGCCTTTACCGGCAACCCGACTGCCCCGACGCAGACGGTAGGCAACAGCACCGACCGGCTGGCGACGACGGCTTTCGTGACGACTGCCGATAACCTGAAGGCCAACCTTGCCTCCCCGACCTTCACCGGGACGCCTGCTGCGCCCACGGCGAGCGCAGGCACGAACACGACCCAGGTCGCCACCACGGCTTTTGTCACTACTGCCATCACCGACGCCAAGCCAATCCAGTGCATTGCTGTGGCCGCCAGCGACGAAACGACAGCCATTACGACGGGCAACGCCAAGGCCACCTTCCGGATGCCATACGCCTTCACCCTGACGGCTGTGCGGGCGTCCCTGACCACCGCGTCATCGTCAGGCCTGCCGACCATCGATATCAACGAGAACGGCACGACAATCCTGTCCACCAAGATCACCATCGACGCGGGCGAAAAAACCAGCACGACGGCTGTAACGCCGCCTGTCATCTCTGACACGTCGCTTGCCGATGACGCTGAAATCACCATCGACATTGACGTAGCGGGCACGGGAGCGGCAGGACTGAAGGTCTACCTGATTGGGCGGCGGACCTGATGTTTCTGATTGATTCGTATCGGTATGCAGGGGGTGGGGCAGCGACGATCCGTTACTTGATCGCGGCTGGCGGAAACGCGGCTGCTGACCCTGGCACGGGTGCAGGGCGGGGCGGCAACGTGCAGAAGGCGACGGGCGTCGCTGCGCCCGCGATTGGGTCGTATTCGGTGGTCAGGGGGGCGGCAGGGTTTGTGGTGGGCGCCCCGGGTGGAAACAGTTCTTTCAACGGAATTACAGCGACGGGAAATACTGACACACCAGACGGTGCCAACGGCGCGAACGGCGGCGCGGACGACATTTCTGGTGCGTCTTTGACGTATGGCGTGGGCGGTCTGAATGACAGTAGCGGGAGCCCTGGCGCTAACAGGGGCAATGGCGGCAGCACTGACTCAGGAATCGGCGGCAACGGCATCGTCATCATCCGCTACACCACCGGCTCTCTGACGGCCACGGGTGGCACGATCACGACGGTTGGTGGCGACACCGTCCACACCTTCACCGCCAACGGCACCTGGCAGAGGACCGCCTAGATGCCCCAATTCCTCATCGGCACATCTGCCCGCAAGCGTCGCTCCACTTGGACGCCCAGTCTCCCGCTGATCAACACCATCGCGGAACAATCCAGCGCGAACGCTTACGGCGGCATCGACCATATCCAGCGACCGGGGTTTGACCCGTTTGTTGAGGTGGGTGATGGACCGATCAGGGGCATTTACAGGCTGGCCGGATCGTTCGGCGGCGACTTCTTCGTGGCCTCTGCGCTGGAGTGGTATCGGGTAACGAGCGCGGGCGTGACGACTCTACTCGGCACCTTGTCCGGCACCGACCTTGTCATTCAGGCCTCCTCGCAGACCCGCATCATCGCTTGCGCAGGCGGGGTG